GTTTCTTAATTTACCAACCATACTAGCTGGTGATTTAAGGTCAAATCTATTTCTTAGCGTTTTCCAAGTAACAGATTCTCCCTTGTTAAAAAGGTTCCTCACCTTTTCAGTTTTTGAAAGTTTAGCTTTTGCCATAACTTCATCTCCTTCTGTGACAGTTTCCTGTCGGTTATTAAAAAAATTAAACATATGTGTTTAGTTTCCTTTCTTTGAGTTTAATGTTCTCCAACAATTGCTTGGCAAAGCATAGTTTACTAGTTTGTCAAGCGAATTCATATAATTTTTACCAAGATAATGATTTGAAGAATTAACACAACAACTGGAATAATCGTTCTGATAAATTCCATTGTGTGATTATATTCATCACATTTTCTTTCAAATTTGTTTCTATTCTTTTTCATATTCTTTTTTCTTTTTTAAACTTTCTAAATATTCTGTATCTCCACTACCCAATACATTCCAAAATTGTTCCATTGCACCTAACTCCGTATCTTCGTGTGTAGATTTAACACAACCTATCAATAAAACAATCATTATTATCATTATACTATTTTTTATCATTCCCATTCCCATTCGGGTCCTCATCTAATTTAAAATCTGGTGAAAATTGTATATCAGCCATGTCTGCTAAATCTTTAAGTTCTTCTTCTACTTCTTTTGAAATCGGTTTATGTGTCTTATGTTTTATACCTAAAATTTCATTATAATTTAATCTGGCAGTTTTGTTTTTGCCTGATACATTAACACTAACCATTTTATCTGTTAACAATTGTGCTGGATGTGTTTTACCAAAATCTCTATAAATCAATCCTCTGATTGCGTCTATAGCTAGAGCCAAGTCAGCGGTAAAAGTAAATTTATCAGTTTTAATTCCCATAGATACAAATTTATCTAACAATTTATAGGCAATCTCATCAACATTACCTTCAACAAATTCTCTTGTTTGTTCATCAACAATTTTTTGATGTATCTTTTCATTAATTTGTTTTCCAGTTTTATCTTTATTCTTTATCTTATTGAGTGGAAATAATATAATATTGTCTTTTTTCTTCTTATCATCACTCACTAATGACCTCACCTTTAAAATTTACTTTACCTTTATCAGCAAAGTGTTCTATTAACTGATTATAACTACCAATCAATTGTCCATCAATTTTAATTTGAGGCATAGTTTTGACATTTTTTCCAATGTCTTTTAACATAGCTTCTGTTGAAGCAAATTCTTCTAATTTCTTTTCTTCATATGTAAGGCCAAGCTTAGTTAATAAGTCTTTGGCCTTTCCACAATATTGACAATTCAACTTACTGTAAATCGTTATTGTCATCATCTTTTTTCTTCAGGTCGTTCCATGCCTTAACAGACGCTTCATTCAGATTATATGCGTCAACAGCTTGTTCAATAGTGTAATTAAACATCTTATTGTACTTACCTAAAGGCAATCTTAAACCAACCCATACTCTATAGTAACCATTTTTAGTTAAAGTCACATCTTGAGCAAATATCTCATAACCCCTTACAGGCGTTTCTGAAATAATATTTACTAATACTGATTCAACTTCTGAAACTATAGTTTTTGTTTCGGTCTTACCAAGTTCTATTATAAACTGTTTTGACTCTTTGTTCATCTCACCTTTAATAATATCAGCTAATTCTGACTTAGCTAACATCTTACCTTTTTCAATTGCTAATTGAAGGTCAGGAGAAACGGCAGTAGCCACACCAAATATACATTGTCTGTCTTTGTCTTTACCAAACCTAGGCGTATCACACGCTTGTGTTTGAGAAAAATCAGCCATGTACCATTTTGGTACTTTGTTTACGACATCACCTTTTTCCGATTTAATTGAATACGAACCACCTAATCCTGAACACGCTGATAATCCAGCAATGGCCAAGATAGCAATTCCTATTTTTAGTTTATTTTTCATCATATTTTCCCATTCTCTTTCATATTGTACACTAATCCTTGTAAAAAGTCAAGCGTGGATTGTATATAACCCAAAGCGTCCTCACCAGATATATCATATAATATAATCAATACGAGAGCTATGATAATAATGTATCTTAACATTATCTTACCTCCCATTCACCATTTTTCATTAAACAAACTTTGCCTGGTGTTTTAAACAAGTGTTTGTTCCGACTATACATTCGGCAGTATTCCGGAGTAAATATATCACGATAGTAAAATTGAGCAAATAGTTCCCAATAACTTGGTCCATCAAACTTCTTTCTACCATCAGCACACTCCAAAATTTCTTCTTTAATAATTGTATTTTCAGTTTGTTTTATAATAACTTTAATAAAACAATACTGTCCATCAACCTTTTTAGGTTGTATGGTTGTTATTTTATCGTAATAAACGCCTTTATCATTTTCTATCTTCTCAATTTTTTCTAATATAGTTTCTACTTTATCTATATTTGCAACTTCGGAATTAAATTCTGTATTGCCGACCACTTTCGTAGCAATCACTTTTTCAGTATATCCAAATACTGTCTTATTTAAGTCACAATCAACACAAGCATAAGCTTTACCAAAAGCAAGGCCTGATAATATAAGAACCAATATTAATATAAAGGTCCAAGTCAAATATTTTTTCATCTCGTGTCTAGGATCCATCATATTTTTTCAATTCTACTATACTCTGGTTGGTATTATATATTTCTTCGTTCAAATTGTCAATGGTGGTCTGGCTGTTGGAAATCTCAATCTCCTCTTGCTTTTCCTTCACTTCGTTCTCTAATTGTTCTATTTTTTCTCTATTATCTAACATCAATTCTTCTCAATCCATTGTCCATCTGGCAACTGACAAGCAGTACCAAATATCACTTCTCTTTTAACTCCACCTATACCAATTAATGGCCAACTACTAGTAATATCTACAGTAGCGTCATAATCTTTACATTTAATAGGTCCTTCCAAATATGATTTGGTAATATGAATAATTCCACTATTACCTGTTTTACTATTAAACCAATTTGTATAACTTGAACCATTTGGACTTGTATTTAAATGGTCCACAAATACTGCATTGTGAACATCATAGTCTGAATTGTACATAATTTCAGCACCTGCAAATGCACCAATTAAGGTACAAGCACCTGTCACATAAGGGTCTGAAACACCAGCTGCCATACAAGCCGTTACACCTGTTGCACCACCTGATACGGCACCAACCGTACTTCTATTCATACTAGAACACGCACTTAAACTTGCTATAGCTAATGCAATAGCACCTATTTTAACTAATTTATTCATCTTTTTCTCTCTCACTTGGATGTTGGTCCACTTTATATTCTTTACAGACCGCTTCTAATCCTTCATCTAATACTCTTGTTAATTTACAATCATAACCAGTTATCTTTGATAAAGCAATATCATTTGTTGTAGGCATATCGTTTGCAGCTAGAGCTACATCTACACCTGTTTTTGTAAATGTTATTGTTTTATATGTTTCGTATGTAGTAGCACTTGTACCAATCCACGCTGGTAATGCCTGACAGGCATTTAATAATACTAAACTACTTACTATTAATATTTTTTTCATAATCTCCATTATCTTTAGCAACCAATAAACAATCTGCTTGTATCATTTCTATTTTATTTTTAATACTACTATCGTCTGCTTTAGGAGTATTATACTTCATACCCCTAAGCTCATCAGACATTTCTTTAATAGTGTCTATCTTATCGCAAAATTGACTAATCTTGTGTAACATTTAACTTACCAAACAATTTCCATATCATTTCTTTAGTTTTGACTAGTTGGTCTTTACCTTCTTGCCATTTTACTTTTTGAAATTCAATAGTCTTTGCTTTTTCATCTGAAGCCCAATTTGTAATACTGTTAACAGTATCATTTACTGGATTTGCAAATGCGTTTGTACAAATTAATACAAATGCTAAAACTAATAGTTTTTTCATTGGTTCCTTTCTTTATGCGCCGACTTCGGCGAATTCGTTATTTTCTGACTCTGCCATTTTATCAGCATAAGTCTTACCAAATACTGTCATATAACAATGGTCTCTCGGATTTGGAGCAGACCACATTAATAATAGATTGGCAAAATTAATATCAACACCATCATAATATTTTGGATGGCTTTCTTTTAATTCTTTGTGTTCTTTACAAAACTTAATACGATTGCCGTATTTGTTTTTCTTATTTTTACTGTCTTTGATTTCTGCCTCTTTAAATTCAGCATAAATCATGTCTTTGTTGTAAAATGTCATATAATCCTTTCTCAATTAATTCATTTACTATATCTTAAAGGAACCGTCTTAAAATGGCAAGCCCTTAAAAAAGCGTGTATTTACTCGCTTTTTGCTCCAGGAAAAGCGCCAGGATGCGTCAGGTTCGCTTTTTCTGAGCTAACTGATACTCCGCTATAGCCCTCTGGAAGCGTTTCTCTCTGACTTTCCGCCTCTGCCCATTTCTCAAACTCGTCTATTTGAGCTTGATAGTTGTCTTTAATATCTCTAATCATTGCCCTAGCATATATCTTTGTAGGGTCATCATCACTTGGTACCACTTCTAATTTTGTATGGATTTTATCCAAGTGTTCAATAAATTTCATTTCTGCAATCATTATTTTTTCTCCTCACTACTCATTAATAAAATTATATAATGGATTGCTTTAAGCAAATCCTTTCTATTATGACCAGACTTCTTACCATACCTACACAGGTATTTAATAGCATTTGCTTGGCAAAAATCTTTGTCAATATTCAGGTGCCTTAACATATCTTGAACCTGGAAACCGTCTTTTGTGGTACTATAGTGTTCACCATAAGTACCCTTTATGTAATCTGTTATTTCTTTTAGTATCTTATCTTCATTATATTTCATTATTTTTTCTCCTTAAATGGAATCCATTTAACTTTGCCTTGTAAATAATCCATTTCTGTTTGTACATTTTGTTTATAAGATGGTTTTTTAAACATTGTATTTGCGTCACCAGATTTAAAATCTTTCTTATGTGATATTGTAATATGTGCTGGTCCTTTATCAATTCTTTTTAATTTTTTATATGTTTCAGCTAAATACATATCACTTACCCAAAATGCCTCTATATTCTTATTTGCTCTTTTTTCTTTAATATAAACATCAACTTTTTTACCACACAATTTAGTTAACTTTTCAAAAGTTTCATTGTTTGGTTTATATGCAAGTGTAATATGGTCGCTTACTTTAATATCCATTGTTGCATTTTGTTTTACAACATCATAGGATTTTTTATCTAATGCAACTGCATAGTATCCGTTATTCATATTTTTTTCTATACCAATGTTTATCTTTAACTCCTACTAAAGTTATTTTTTTTGTTACTTGTTTTAATCTTGCTGGTATTACTTTAGTTATATTGCAATAAGTACAACACACATCACCATATAATTGAGTTACTTTATCATCACTATCATTTTTTCCAAGTGGTGTTGGATTATGGTAATCCATGCCATTATCAATTTCTGTTTTGCATATGCAACACTTCATTTGTTTAGTTGCTACTACCATTGAAAATATACCCCTAATAATATTAAAATAAGCATTATTGGCACAACTATTGTCATTGGCCAAAAGTCTAAAATTGCATAAATTTTTTCCATTAATTTGGTATCAGTATTTAAATGGTCTGGTACCGGCATAACTACAGTTGATGGTCCATCCAACTCTTCATCTGTTTCAATATTTTTTAATTGATTTAAACTATCTTTAGCAGTAGCCAAATCATTGTCATCAATATTATCAATTATTGAATTAATAACATCAACTTTATTTGTCAATCCATTTATCCACATATTCTTCCTATAAGTAAAGAGGACCTGTCCATTTAATCTGATAATTACCAGTAAGAACATTACCTCTTGGTTGATTTAAGGCAGGTGCATTGTAACCAGCAGGTTTCAATATATCGCCTTTCTTAAAATGTTTAAAGTCTTCTTTTACAATAAAAGCAAATACAGACCTATCTTGTACAATCTTAATATATTTACTTCCACTTTTAATTTTTGTTTTATTATCCCATTCAGCAACTTGTTGCTTCATATAATCGCCTGGTCTTGACCATGTAGAATAATCATGTTTGGCACCAGCCATCATATTGGTGATACCTTGTTCAAGGGTTTTAGCCGTTTGTGTTACATGTGACATATTATTTACCTAACTGACTTTCTGCTTCTAAATTTAAAGAAACATCAACATTTGATTCTTCTTTGGTACCATAAACAACTTTTTCTAAATCGCCCATTGGATCCAATGGTGTAGTCACATCACCAGTTTGAACATCAACAACATCACTTTCTAAAGCGTATGTATCTAATTCAACATCACCGTTTTCAATGGCATTTTCCATACCATCATAATCGTCATAAACTACTTTAGCAACAAATTCAGATTTATCTGCTTCTGTATAATTGGCGTCTACCATATAAGTTTCAACATCATTTTTTTCTTCTGTAATATCTTTACTAATTTTTGAATAGTCTATACCACAATCTGACATTTTTTCATCAGCTTCGTCTTGATTTTTTGCTAATACTTCTTGCTCAACGCATAAAGTATAGTATGTTTTTTTTCTATAAAGATTTTTACCTAAATCATCTTTACCAAAATATATGTCTGTTATATTACTCATATTATACCATACCTCCTTCTCTTAATTTTTGTACTTCATTTGATTTATCGGTTAATACCATATCAACCCAATCGTCCATAGCATATTCATCATCAATGCCTTCTAACGCTAAATTACCATCAAAATTTTTCATTTTGGTTACTGCGTCTAATTTGTTAATAGTGCCTGAATTTAAATCAGTTTCAACTTTATCTAAAAAGTCTGTTGCCTGGTCCCAGGCCATATTTTTCACTTTACCCATATTATATAACTCTCCATTCTTTTAATTGTTTTTCGGTGAAATCACCGTAATTTGATACTTTTTTTATAGTATCCTCTTTTTCTTTTTTTTCAGCGATAATTTGCTCTTCTTCTTCTTTTCTCAAAGCGTCATTATCTGCTTCAATTTCTTCTGTAGTCATTAAATGATAGTTCATAAATCTTGGTCTGATACCATTGACAGATTTGAATAAATCCCAATGTGTAGTTTCAGCCATATAATGCTTGAATTCGTCAACTGTATAAATTTTGTAACCTGCCCAATGTTTTGGGTCTTCTGTAATCATTGAAGACCATCTATTTTTTGGGTCTTCGTCAACCCAGGCTTGAGATTTAATGTTCATCTGTTTAAGATGTTCTAGTAATTCTGTAGAAACTTCTTTTTTCGTAGTGTTTTTCATAGTGTTTTTTATCATTTATGTGTCCATTATACAGGTCCTGGCCAAGAAAGCAAGCGTTTTCTTGCTTTTTTTCGCTTTTTTTCAAAATAAAAAGCAAGTAAAATCAATGGTTTCCGCTAATGCGACAAAAAAACTTCAAAAAAGTTGTAAAAAAGCGCTATTTCCAAGCGTTTTTTATCCATTCCTGCTCGGATTCGTGTGGATTTGGCTGACCATGGAACACAGTTACCAACGATTCGCCATTATGGTCATATTTCATATCTTGTCTGGAGTATCTATTTCCCTTTCTATCATACCACTTATATGATTGGGTCCATGAATCTGGAAACGAAGCACATCCAGGAGTAAGCATCAGGAAATCGGAAATGAGGTTTTGGTCACCAGGAAACCGTCTTAATAGATTGGGTCTATCTTTCATAAATCTTAACCACAGTTTCTTATGCAATTCTGCGTTCTTAAATTTCATCACACTAGAGTTCCAGGCCTTTGTAGCAGGATTAAAGTCATTCATACCAACAAAACTCATATCTGGTTTATATGTAAAAAAACAATCTATATTGCCTGTAATACAAACATCTAAATCCATGTATAAAGTGGTGCCTTCTAATGGACTATCAGTATGAAATAATTGCATTTTATTCCACCAACCTTGTAAATCATCTTCTGGAAATTTGTTGTATATAATATCACCTTCAACCTGTTTATGTAATTTTACAAGGTCTGTGAATACATAAAATTTATAGTCTATGGTAGTATGTCTTTCTACCATATTGTAGAGGTTTTGAACATACTCTGGGGAGTATTTATCACCATAACAAACACAAGCAAAGTTATACATTCTGGTACTGTACTTTTAAAACTTTCTGTGCCAAACCATCTTCTATTTCCTGTATTGTGAATTGGTGGTTTGCTATCATATGGAGCCATTCTTGTATCGTCTTCCTACCTGGTTTAAATGGTTTTTCAACCAAGTTAATTTTACGGCTTGTTACTAACGAAGCAACATGCCTTTGATGAGTAAACGCTGGCGTCACATTTAGGATTCCATCTATAGCTGACAAAGACATATTTGTCACAACACACCAAGAGTCTTTTAATTCATCTCTTATGTCTGTTTGCCACCACTCATTATTTGGTCGTGGTTTATTTCTTATTTTAATTGGTCTATCGGTGTGCTTTTTTAACTCTTCACTTACTTGTTTAATCCACTCTTCTTGTGAAATACCATTTATTTGCATTGTTACAGTAGGAGATGACGGACATAATAATATATAATCACCACTATCTCTCCAACCTTTAAATTCTGCGTCAATACCTTGTTTAACTAATACATTCCATCTATCAGGTGTTGCCACATGGAATTTATTTGAATGAATACCACCTTTGCATATTCTAAAATATGTCTTATCATAATGGTGTATCATAGGTTCTGGATATCTTGTGATTTGTTCTGTTAAATAACCTACATCAACATACCACCATTCATCTCCGTTTTCCATACATTCAGCAATTTTAGGTATATTTTTGCCTGCTAATCCCCAAAAGAAATGTACATCTTTGCCTTCATCATTCCAACCTTTACCAATTGCTGGCCAGAGTTGTTTAGATAAACACTTCTCCCAAGGAATATTATGTGTTATTATCATAAGGTTCAAATACTGTATTTAAAGGTTGATTACATCTAACAAAACTTGCACATTTAGGAATATCTTTTAATCGCCTTGCACCAATATAGGTACAACTTGAACGGACACCACCCAATATATCTTTTACCGTTTCCCCGACCAGTCCTCTAGCGGGTAAGGATATTGCCCTTCCCTCATTTCCTCTATAACCATCTTTTCTTTTACCGTGTATTTCTCTTGCTCTATCGGAAGACATACCATAAAATTCTCTTCTACCATCTACTGCTTGCACTTCTGATTCTATATGTCCTGCTAACATACCACCCAACATTACAAAGTGAGCACCACCACCAAATGCTTTCGCAATATCTCCTGGCATATTACAACCACCATCTGCCATTATATGTCCACCCACACCATTAGCGGCGTCAGCACATTCCATTACAGCACTAAATTGTGGTACACCTACACCTGCCATTGTTCTTGTTGTACAAACTGAACCTGGACCTATTCCAACTTTAACTATATCTGCACCATTAAGGATTAACTCTTCGGTCATTTCTGCTGTCACTACATTACCTGCAATAATAGTTTTATCTGGATATTCATCTCTAACTCTTAATATGAATTCTGAAAAGTTTGTATGATATCCATTTGCAACATCTATAGTAATAAACTTAACATCTGGATAATTTTTTACTACTTGTTGCATTGTACTATAATCTTCAGCGTCTTTATCCCATAACTTACCTGTACCTGTACATACTGATACATACTTCAATTTAATACCATTACCAACTGCTTCTCTCCATTGGTCTATTGTTGTTGTCTTTGTAATGGTAGTCATCATCTTATACTCTTGTATAACTTTCGCCATACTAAAGGTTCCAACTCCATCCATATTGGACGCCACTATTGGACAACACTCATATGTTTCTCCAGAATTTATAAATGTAAACGACCTTGTCATTTCCACATCACGCCTTGATGATAATGTTGACCTTTTAGGTTTCAACAATACATCTTTATAATCTAATTTTATTTCGTTATCTAATCTCATTAATCTTTACCTTCCATAGTAGTTCCTTTAAAGGGGTCAAACCTAGTGTCTTTTATTATTGGGTCTGTAAATACAATATCGTGGTAAATGTCAAACCATTCATTTGCATAATCACTATCCTTATAATCATTAAACCAAGGACCACCTAAAGTCCAATGTACATTTTTTGCGTCTGGATTATAGTCATATTCACTTACTAACCAATTCCATTCTAATGGTATACTACCTATTAAATCATTATGAGCCATCCATTTAAATTGGTGTAATTGTAGACCACTAACTCTACTAACATAATCTGGTGTTAATTGCCAACAATGTTCATTATTAAACATCATCATACTAGACCAATTCTTTTTCTCAAATGTTTCATTCTTTGCACCTCTAAATTTTACATCTGTTTTAGGAGTGTAATCATGTTTACAACACATTAAAGCATACTTGTCTTCTCTCATATTCCATAGTTCAACAATATCACCTCTAAACATCATATCACAATCCATAAAAATAGACCAACCAACATAATTAGACATATAAGGAACCATAAATCTACTAAATGCAAATTGTGTGGATTGGTTATCCTGCATTTCTCTATTAAACTTTGGTATATTGTTTAATGAAACTGGTGTTATACTAACAGGTTCACTTGCATATTTTCTAATACTTTCTGCTAAAACATAATAAGCAGCCTTTTCACCTTCGTCATAGCCTATGAATACATTAATCATTGTACATTACCTTTAAATATTCTATCTAATCGTCTATAGAAGGACTCTTTCCCACTATAGCCTACTATTCTAACTAATTCTTTTCTACCATTCCATACAATAAAGGTTGGTGTTCCTCTAATAGGTTTAATTCGTTCTTCAGCATATGCTTCTTTAAACCAATCAGGTTGATTATATACATCAATAATAATTAAAGGTAAATCTTTATCTACAATTCTATATTGATAATCAACTGCGACCTCTTCCATAAATGCACTACAATACCCACAATACTTACTATGAAACATTAATAGTTCAAATGCATATGTTGATGTAGTAAAAAACATTGCTAAAAGAAATGCTAATACTTTAATCATCTTGCTC